ACTTGAATCCGATAACTACTACAATGGCCATATTCAAGTTCGTGTGCATGGCTCACACATTCTAAACAAACTCTAATCCCTTTAGGCTCATTACTACTGATAGGCTTGTGTCGCCGGTTATTGACACCCATAAAACCTGGCCCTAGGGTGGCGCAGGGGAAGGAACATCTGTCGCAGTAGCAGAGACTCAGCACCACTATCCTTGACAGGACGCAATTCATGACATGAAACGAATTGGTGTGAGTATAGTAATGTCGAAAAGAGCAGGCTCTGGTGAACTATTACAACCTGCATACAGTATTAGCGATTTCAACTAGGTTAATACAGTAGCGTTATTCAAGATGAGCGTAAAAGGGTACAGCGTAACCGCCCTTACTTTATAAGTTGCTTTAGTTGAAGGTGGCTTGGACTTCGGTGTCAAGTTTTCTCTTAGCCTTGCTTAAGGCTAAGTGTGACTGAATCATCAGTGTCAAGTAATCAAAATGTTATCATCACTTACACTACAATACTTTACCGTAAAAACTTTAATTCAAAATAATCTGAATGAGCGATAGCGAAGCTATGCGAAATTCAAGAGCGAAGTATTCGCTCTACCAAGATAATACAAATGGACATCAACGACGAGCAATGCCCTTCTTGCCGTACATTGTTTCTGTCTTTTCTTTAATGACTTCACTTAGTATAACTCTTTCCATGTGAGTCATGTACCAGATTGTTTCTGGGTCTATTTCACCCCAAACACTTAGCGTTGATATTTCTTTTATCAGGGCTCTTGCATCGTTTTCAATATCATCAATGAAGCGTTTAATCTTTGCTCCATTGGTGCCGAACATCAAGAGCCGACGTCGAAAAAACTTGTTGGGTCAAACAACATGTCGGTTGTATACTTTTCTTTACAATAATCACATGTTAGTTCTAGTGTACGAGTAATACCAAAATCTGCAAAGCGTTTCATTTCTTGATCTAAACGATCAGCACTTGCTCGGTCTAAGTTTTTAACCCAATCTAGAATATGCTCGTAATTTGATACTTCAAGTCCATCTGGTAATGTAACTGAAATAATACTGCTGGCAAGAATATCTTGACTTAGATCAGTTAATACTGCATAACCCTTGTTGGCAATAATTGCTTTATCTTCGACAGTTGCTTTGTCATTGGCCTCTAGAGCTTGCAGTTGGCGCATGGTATTAAATTGCACTCGTAATAACTTGCTTTGGTTTTCTAAAGAGTAAGGACGAAGAATTACTCGAATGCCGTTTGATAAAGTAACTTCACCTACGCCATCTGGAATCTCTCTCATTGTACTTAAAATAGTACCTAGACCAGCAACAACTCGCTGACTCTTTCCTTCGCTTGGAATGCAATTATGATTTACATCTAATTCTAAGTCATCACCATAGCTAGCCATACGCATTGCTACCAAAATAGTATCAATATCCGGAGCAGGGATTTCGTTTACATTGGCAATGTCTGGAGCAACACTGGCTAATACCTGTTTGAGTGCTTCTCCATTGAGTAGCGCATCTGGGTTTTTCAATGCCAGTTCGTCTTTTGCAGTCATTGGGTAAACTGCTAACTCGCCTGTGTCAGACAGCTTCACAGGAGACTTATAAAATTTTCCTTTACTTGGTAAATTGACATAAGTGCCTGGTCTACGGTAGTATTGGGCCAATGGATTGGCTTTAGCCTGCGAAACGGGCTTCTTCAGTGGGTTTTCATTATCCATGTACTTAATCCTTAACGGTAAATAGGTTCATAGGCCTATATAATTTTGCATAATCTATTTATGTGGTACTTTAATGCCTACTTGAACCAAACTGATAAATGGCTGACTTAGATAATTTTACCGTAGAAAAGCTTATACGAGCAATTGACACTCTTACGGAACAAATGGGTAGAGGACATAAAGGCGGCAACTCCGCTGTACCTTCAAGTAAGGGCGGCAAAGCTGGAAAATCTGGTAGTGCTATTTTAGACGGTGCCGCAAAACTTGCCGCAAAAGAATTAGAACGAGCTACTAAAAAATATGGTGAAGGTAGCAAGAAGCTTGAAGAGTTTAAAAAGAAACTTGAAGAAGCAAAAAAGCAAACAGAAAAAAATACAAAATCTAACAAGGAACTTGACGATGCTACTCGAGACCTAGAGTGGCAAATGAAACGCCAAAAAGAAGGTCTTAAAGATTTTGGTCATGAATTATTATTAGGTACAGGCAGTTTAAAAGACTCAATGAGAAGTCTGACCTATGGGTTTAAAGATGCTGGAAGTTTAGCAGGCCGAGCATTATTTGGATTTGCAACAGGTGCCAGTTTTGCATTGAGTGCAATGACTGACTTTGCACAGAGCGCGGCCAATGTAGGTGGCTTTGCTGACCTTGGTGCATTTAAAGTTGGCTCTATTAGACAAGCCAAATTAATGAGTGGTCTAGGTGACAGCTTTATTAAAGTTATATCAGAAAGTAATCAAGGATTTAAAGCATTTGGCAATGGTAGTCAAGATGCTATGGAAAATTTAAGTGATCTATCTAGAGGATTCCGTGCAGGTAGTTGGTACACATCAAAGTTAAACAACAAACTAGGTAAAGAGTTTGTTAAGGATGTTGATCGTGCAAGTACCGCAGTAAGTGAACTGGGTATGAGTCAAGAGGATCAGGCTACACTTACAGCGTCTATTGCACAACAAGTTGCTTTAAGTGGAAAGCGTGGAGATGAAGCACAAAAAGCATTGGCAAAGCAATTTGCTGATACAGCAGAAAGTGCAAGAACTCTAAGTAATACATTTGGTGTAAGTGCTAAAGATGTTATAGAAAGTATCAACAGCTTTAAACGAAGCTTGTCTGGACAAACAGCAAGTACCATGGGTATCAAAGGTGCAGAAGATATCAAGCAAGCACTAATGGCTGGTACTGGTATGGACGATGCAACTGCAAATCAAATTGCATTGCTAATGGCAAATGAAGACACTCGTGATAAAGGTATGGCATTTGCCATTAGCAAAGTGGGTGCTGGTTATGCTGATACAATTAATGCAATTGGTAGACAAGCACAGACTTCTGGTGCTGGTGGTGCAAACTTTGATGCAACACGATTCCAGACTGGAATGCGTGACGAGTCGGGTGCGTTGATCGCAGGTGGTAAGCAGAATGTATTCAGTGGCGACCAAGCATATATGGAAGCCAAACAGCGTCAAATGATCTTTGGCCAACAGATTCAAAATGCACAACAAAACGAAGGCGCAGATGCCGAAGCTAAAAAGAAGCTAGGTGGAACTACCAGCGAAGCCAGTAATATTAAGTCAATGGACCAATTAACTGCCGCATTGAATAGTTTGCGTAATGTTATTCTTACACTAGAAGCCACAATGGTTGGTATTTTTGGATTGCTAACTCCATTGATAGCTGGTGGCATTGGTGCAGTATTATTTGGCGGCATGGGTGGCCTATCTAAGATAGGCGAAACACTAGGAGGCATATTCTCAAAATCTGCAGGCGGAGGCCTTGGCAAGGTAGTAGGCGGAATATTCTCTAAAGGTGGAGGAGCTGTAGCTGACGTCGCTGGCAAAGCCGGTGGTGGAGTACTAGGTAAGGTCGCTGGCGCAGGTGGAGGCTTCTTTAGTAAAATTGGCGGAGCAATGACCAGTGGTATGAGTTCATTTGGCGACTTCCTGGGCACACTAGGAGATAGCAAGTCAGTTAAAGGTGCCGCAACATTGGCAATACTAGGTGGCGCATTGGCATTGGCCGCGCACGGATTTAAAGAATTTGGTGATGTTAAGTGGGAAGGCATTGTAAAAGGAACAGTTGCACTTGGTGGTTTAATTGTTCTAGCTAGATTTATTAGTGCGGCTTCAACTGAGATGATTAAAGGTGCCGCGGCAATTGCATTGCTAGGAGCATCACTATGGGTAGCTGGTAAAGGACTGCAAACATTTAACGACTTAGACTGGAAAGGCTTAATTGTAGGTGGTATTGCACTGGCAGGCTTTGCAGTCATCGCCGCAGTTATGGGCGGCGCCGCTCCAGCAATACTATTAGGTGCGCTAGCAATTGCTGGCCTAGGTGCCGCACTTTGGGTCTTTGGCCAAGGTGCAAAGGTATTTGCAGAAGCATTTAATACAATAACTGTTGGTATAAAGACACTTGGCGAAATTGATGGTGGCAATTTAATAGCAGTTGGTCTTGGATTAGCCGCAGTTGGTGCTGGTATGTTAGTATTCACTGCTGGTATGATTGCTGGTACAGCAAGTAGTATTATAACAGGCATTATGAGTCTGTTTGGTGCCAAGAGCCCGCTTGATAGAATTAAAGAATTTGTTCCAATTGCAGATAAAATTAGTTTAATTGGCGCAGGTATTAAAGACTTTGGACAGGGTATTATAAACATCAATGCTGGTTTGAAAGGATTTGATGCAGATGCTCTTGGAGCATTTAAAGATAAGTTGATAGAGTTTGCTAAAGCTGGTGCAAGTGATGAAGTTAGATTAACTGCAAAATATCTAACCGAAATCGGTAAGGCAATGACACAGATTAAAGAAGTTGGACAAATAACATTACCAAGTACAAATGATATGTCCATTCCAGGAGTTCCATCAAGTGTGCCTACTGCTGATTCTTTAAGCCCAGGAGAAACATTGGTAACCAATAGAACAAACAATTCACCGTTGACTCCAGAAATATTGGCCCAGGCATTATCGTATATGAGTGATATGGTAAGTGATCTAAATGCCATTCGTGGAAACACTAGAACTTCGGATGCCAATGCTCCGGTTAGATTAAGTTAATGAAACAAGGTAAGTAAACACACTATGTCATGGCGAAAACACTTTAAAATTTGGGAACCAGAGAAGGAACTAACTTCTTCTAACAGATCCGGAGCATCAACGGCTTCGGCTAAATTTTCATCTTGGCTACAAGATGTTTACACTGGACAACCAAACCGTGTAGATCGTTATGGTCAATATGACCAAATGGATGCAGACTCAGAAGTAAATGCTTCATTAGATACTATTGCTGAGTTTTGTACACAAGCTGACATTGATACAAATTTACCTTTCCGCATCATGTGGAAAGAAGATCCAACTGATAGCGAAAGTAAAATCGTACAAGAATCACTTAAAAAGTGGTGCGCTATCAATAAAATGGATCAGCGTATTTTTAGAATGTTCCGTAGTGCTATCAAGTACGGAGATCAATTCTTCTTGCGTGATCCAGAAACATTTGAATTGTATTGGGTAAACCCAGCAGATGTTAAACGAGCAGTCATCAATGAAGCAGAAGGCAGAGATGTTGAACAGTATGTTGTAAGCAATGTACACCCTAACTTTGCAAGCAAAGTTGCTACAAAACCAATTGATAATGTTAAAACAATTGCCACAATGGGTACAACTAACCCAGCAGGTCCTTATCCTACAATCGGTAGTAATTATTCAAAAGCTGGTATGCAGGTACAGGAAGTTGCAATTGACAGCGAACATGTGGTACACATTACACTAAATGAAGGCTTAGATGGTACTTGGCCATTTGGTGGAAGTATTCTTGACAGCGTATTCAAAATCTATAAGCAAAAGGAAATGCTTGAAGATGCAGTTATTATCTATCGTGTACAGCGAGCACCAGAACGCAGAGTATTCTATATTGACACAGGCAATTTGCCAGCACACCAGGCTATGGCATTCGTTGAGCGTGTTAAAAACGAAATTCACCAGCGTAGAATTCCAACTCGTACAGGCGGTGGCGCTACACTAGATGCCAGCTACAATCCGTTAACAATGCTAGAAGACTTCTTCTTTGCTACTACTGCGGACGGTCGCGGAAGTAAAGTTGAAACATTACCAGGCGGTCAAGGCCTAGGTGAAATTGACGATTTAAAGTACTTTAACAACAAGTTATTGCGTGGTTTGCGTATTCCAAGTAGTTATTTGCCAACAGGTCCAGATGATAGCGCCGCCATATATACCGATGGAAAACTAGGTACTGCAATGATTCAAGAGTACCGTTTTAACAGATATTGCCGTAGACTACAGGGGCTAATTGCTCCGTATCTCGACCGTGAATTTAAGGCATATATGAAGAATAGAGGTGTTAATCTTGACAGTTCTGACTTTGATATTGACCTATTAGAACCACAAAACTTCAGTGGTTATCGTGAAATTGAAATTGATGGAGCCCGTGCAGGTGTATTCAGTCAGCTTGCAGAAATTCCATACTTGAGCCATAGATTTAAACTTAAGAAGTATCTGGGCTTGAACGATGACGAATTGCTTGAAAATGAGCAATTATGGAGAGAAGAAAATCAAGGCGAAGATGCTGTTGATATGTCCGGAGAACCTGGTGCAGGCTTTAGTGCAACAGGCGTAGCTGGACCAAATGACAGCGATTTAGATCTATCTGGTGGATTAGAAGCAAATCCAGCAGATGAAGGTGGTGCTACTCCAGAAGTAGGAGCACCAGAAGCCGCGGGTGCAACACCCCCAGCGGCCTAAGCATTTCGGATAAGTAGTCATATGAGATTTAATGATTTAATGGCTAACCAAGACGAGATTGACAAAGAAGTTGATCCGGATGTTGCTATCTTTGGCGATTTGCGTAGAAAGCGTTTAACGCTTGAACATGTAAACCGCTTGAGAAAAATCAGAGATCTCAGAAAATACGAAACGAAACAAAGATTAAAACTAGTTCAAAAAATGTACGCTCGCCCAGTTGAGCAGATGTAATATACTAGTTGTAATACTTTTGTAATTTTTCAGTGGAAAAATACTGTTTTTTCCACCATATCTATGCCATTATGTTGTGCCAATAGTAAGTAGTTATTGGTAAAGCACATTCTGTATGTGCGCCCTCTTGCAAGGAGACAAAATAATGAGCAAAACAGTCCTAGAACAAGCCTTAGACCATCTTTTGAATAAAGAAGAAGATAAAGCTAGTGCTTTGTTACACGATTACTATGTAAGCATCGGTCGCCAAGTCTATGAAGACATCATGACTGATGAAGATCAAGAAGATCAACAACAAGAAGCTATCAACTCAGTTGACGAAGTTGATGCAGATTTAACTCAAGAAGCTGAAGGTGAAGAAGAAGCCGGTGAAGAATTAGCACCAGCCGAAGACGACCTAGAAGCAGAAATGGGTGGTGAAGAAGGCGCAGAGCCAGTAAGTTCTGATGCCGCTGATGTAGCTGACGCAATGTTAGATGTAGAATCAGCTTTAGCCAAACTAAAAGCAGAATTTGAAGAAATGGTATCCGGTGAAGGCGACAATGACGCTGAAATGGGTCCAGAAATGGGTGCTGAAGATAGCGCCGAAGAAATGCCAATGACAGGTGAAGCTTTAGAAGAAGCCCTAGAATTACAAAGAGTAAAATTAGATGCTAATTCAGAAGGTCAAGCCGCTGGTGCAGGCACAGGCGCAAACAGCGTAACAGGTGCTACAAACACAGCAAGTCCAGTTGCAAAACGCAACCCGATGATGGCTCGTCCAGCAACTAATTTTGCAGGTGGTGCGGCCCAAGGCGTACCTAGCGGTACAACACCAGCTAAGGCTCCAGCATCACAAGATATGGGAAGTACTACTCGTCCAGCAGTTAGCAAGGTTGCAAAACCTGGTGCCGCTCCTGGTCGTGAAGGTGGTGCAAGTCCTTCAGTCTTACCAAAAGGTTAATCCAAAATGAACCTACAGCCACTACGCGAAAATTTAACTTTTGATCAGGCCGGCATTGTTGTCGAAGCAAAAGAATCTACCAGTGGCGGTAAGGATCTCTACATGAAAGGTATTTTCATCCAGGGTGGTGTACGCAATCACAATCAGCGTGTATACCCTGTTAATGAAATTGCCAACGCTGTAGAGAGCATTCGTAAACGATTAGATGGTGGTTTCTCGGTTTTAGGTGAAGCAGATCACCCAGACGATCTTCAAGTAAACATTGACCGCGTAAGTCATATGGTTACAGAGATGTGGATGGATGGTCCAAATGGATATGGTAAATTAAAACTTATTCCAACACCGATGGGAAACATTATCAAAACATTGCTTGAAAGCGGTGTTAAGTTAGGCGTCAGCAGTCGTGGTTCTGGCAATGTTCAAGAATCCGGCAATGTTAGTGATTTTGAAATCGTAACAGTTGATGTTGTAGCACAACCAAGTGCTCCAGAAGCTTATCCAACACCAATTTATGAAAGAGTAATGGGAAGTCGTAGACGTGCCGCTCTAATGGATGTGGCCTACGCGGCGACCTACGATAGGTCCGCACAAAAACACCTCGAGTCTGAGGTAACTAGATTCATTACGAATCTAAAGAAAGTCTGAGGAAAAGACCATGAGTAATTTTACAGAGATGTTAGGCTCAGTTGTTTTATCCGAAGAGGTGCGTGAGAATATCAACGCCGCTTGGGATAAACATTTAGCTGAAAGCCGTGAAACAGTAACGGCAGAATTGCGTGAAGAATTTGCTTCACGCTACGAGCATGATAAAGGTCAACTTATTGAAGCAATGGATAAGTTAATGCAAGACACTATCAATGCTGGTGCACAAGATTTAAAATCATTGCGTGAAAGTGCAGTAGCTCAGCGTGTAAAATACGCCGCTAAGATCAAAGAAGATGCACAATTACTACAAAAATTAGTAATGGAAACTCTTGCCAAGGAAGTTGCAGAACTTCGTGGCGATCGTACATCACAAAAAGAAAGTATTGCCCGTTTAGAAGAATTTGCATTACGCAAATTAACAGGCGAATTGACAGAATTGCATGAAGATCACAAAGCATTAATTGGCGCCCGCGTTAAATTAGTTTCTGAAGGTCGTAAAGCAATTGAAGAAACTCGTTCAGCTTTTATCAAGAAAGCCAGTGACAAGATCAACGGTCTAGTTACAGAGTCCTTCAAGAAAGAAATGTCACAATTAAAAACAGATATTCGTGAAGCAAAAGAAAACAACTTTGGTCGTAAGATCATGGAAGCTTTTGCCGCAGAATTTATGGCAAGCAAATTTGCTGATGGTACAGCCGTTAGCCAATTAAACAAACAAATCATCGAAATCCAAAATCAACTATCAGAGGCTCAACAAACAATTACTAATAAAGAAGTACAAATTAGCGAGTCGCTTCGTCGTCAGCGCATTGCGGAAGATCAAGCACAGCGAGTTCGCGTAATGCAAGAACTATGCTCACCATTGTCAAAAGACAAGCGTGGCATTATGGAAGAGTTATTAGAAAGCACAGAAACTGCTAAACTAAAAGACCAATTCCAGAAATACTTGCCATCCGTCCTAAACGAAGAAGTTCGTCGTGAGAAGAAACAATTAGTTGAAGGACAACAATCACAGAAGACTGTGGTTACAGGTAACAAAGCTCTTAATGAGTCAGTTACTGCCCCAGCCGAAGCTGATGATACAATTCAACAACTTCGTAAACTCGCTGGTATTAAGATTTAATTTATAGGAGACATACAAAATGTCACAAGCTCTATTTGAAGCTAAAAATTGGTCTGCTACTAAAGAAGCTTTAGTAGAAGGTCTAAGTGGTCAGCGTAAGACTACAATGGAAGTTTGTTTAGAAAATACTAAGAAGTATTTGACAGAAACTGCTACTGCTGGTGCAACTGCACAGGGTAACGTCGCTGTTTTAAACAAAGTTATTCTTCCAGTAATTCGTCGCGTTATGCCAACAACAATCGCTAACGAATTAGTTGGTGTTCAGCCAATGCAAGGCCCAGTTAGCCAGATCCACACATTGCGTGTTCGTTATGCAGAAGCCGCTTCTGCTAGCTCAGGTTATGCTGATGGTGCAGTTGGTGGTGCAGTTACAGCAAATGATGAAGCTCTAAGCC